CATATTGTGATTAATGAATATCTTTAGTGTATCATCTGCAGTTTTGTTAAAAGCTGCAATGGTCCAGTAAGTAAGTAAAACAGAACCAGCTACAGGAGATGCAGCTGCATTATGAACTACTCCTCCAGTAATTCCTACTGCATTGAAATCTGCTTTGGTCCAGGAAGTAAGCCATGAAACAGTATCTACAGCTGCTCCAGTGTTATCTGCATCTCCATCATTTGTTTTAGGATAAGTTGCATCAATAATTTTTCTAGAAGCTGTAACTGGAGTAATTAATGCAGAATAAGTATCTGTTTTTCCTGGAGTTCCTTGAACTCCATTTCCTAATTCTTGTCTTCCATTTGCTCCAGTAAAATCATTTGTTGGAGTTTCACTTGCAGCTGCTTGAGCATAAAATTTATCTCCTTCATCTCCAACTAAATTCATTCCTTTAATCCATTTTTTAATAGATGAAATTCTATCATCAACTGTTTGAGATTCTATATTATCAATTATGGCCTGATTAGGATCTGCAAAAATTTTATTTAGATTTCCTTCAGGACCTTCTAAAACTGCTAGAACATTATGAGATTTGAATACATTCTTCTGGATATACCTGGGGGAATTGTCCTGGATGTGGAGTATCTTTTCAATTTTCTGTTTTAATGATAAATGTGGATTAACTCTAATTTCAGCTATAGTTTGCATTCAAAAAACAATATCAAAAACAGTATTTAAAATTCGAAATTAAACTTAGAATCTTCCCATTCTATGCTGAATGAATCTTCCAATTCTATCTGCAACATTGGATTTTCCGTAAAGTTCAAAGAGATAATCCTTATCTGCTTGACTAAAAACTCTCTTTCCGTTGTAATATGGATACATGATTGTATCATATTTTCGATTAACATCTGTAATGTGTCGCATTCCGCAAGAATGCCCTCCTCCTTCATGTTTCATTGTATGGAGTGGATCATAGAATTTTACAGTATTATTTGGATGTTCTGCATCAAAATGAGCTGCATCAATGTATCCTTTATCAAATGCTTCCATCATTGTTAGTTTTTCTTTTCTAAGTAACCAAAGATGATCTGAATTCATAGTGATATCTCCTCCAATTCCAACTTGAGGCCCATATGCAAAAGCTAGAACTGAACTTCTATCTTTGAAATATTTCTCATCTTTTGCTCCAAGCCAATTAATTTTGATATGTGCATCTCCACTCTGTTTTCTTTTTTGTTGAATTTTTAATGGAGTAAGTAATGATGTTTCCAGGAATGCAGCTTTGATTAAATTAATTTGTTCTTCTTTTGTAAGAAATGTATATTCAGAATCTAATTGCCAATAAACAGTTTCATCAGAATCCCAAATTTTGTTATTCAATGCATTTAGATTTGATTTTAGTTTGTGAGTTCCAATGTTTAGAGCTGAAAATTCAGAAGCTGCAAGCTCTGGAACTTCAGAGTATTTTTTATTATCTGTATGAACACAAACATTACAATTATTCATAGAGTATAGTAAAAAAAATAAGATAAAAAGGTTTTTGGTTATCCTTTAATTTTTGCAACAATAGCTTTAGCTTGTCCAATTGCTCCTGAAGCTATGAATGCAGTAACCAAATATTTGATCAGTTCAATTTCTTGATCTGATAATGGTTCTCCTGTAGCAAATGACTTTAGAGTTTGCCCTAATGCGATTGCTAATGGGGATAGAGTAACTATCCATGATTTTATTCCCATAATTTAATGAAAAAATTACTGTTATTTATTATTTGAATTTTTGTCAGGCACTTCTATAACGTAAGAATCTTCTTCATCTAAATCAATACAAAAAGGAGCTGAACCTTTAAAACATTTAGAAAAGATAGATTCTTGTTTTGGCATTATGGATTTTCCTCTAAGAATTTCTTGTATCTATCTAGAATTTGTCCTAAAACAATCCCACACATGACCATAGATGTAAAAAGTCCTACATAAACACTTTGTATTAATTCAGGATTGAAAACTACAGTAACGCCTACAAATGGAGTAAAAAATGTAGTAACAAAAGTTTTAGTTAAAGTTACATGAGCTAATTTCCAATTAAATTTCTTCATATTCAATGTTGGAAATAAGCTATATAAAATTAGAAGTTACCAGGACCTAGAAAATGCGTGAGGATGTTATTTCTAAAATTTAAAAAAGAAAATAAAGTTCTCCTAGTTTTATTTCGTTGTTGCAGTTGTTGAATTTTGATTTTGATTTTTAGGAGAGTTTGCTTTAGACGTTTCAGCTATTGGATTTTCAGGTTCCTCTTTTGGAGTTTCCTTTTTTCCTTTAGCATTCTCTTGTTTCACTTTACTTCCAGGTCCGAAATGATAAACTATTGATGCTACAGGTTGTTCATTCCATAAAAGATCCAAGTCTGAACCAATACATGGTTTTCCTCTTGTAACTCCTACTGAATGATCTATTGCTTCATCAGCTTGTTCAAATGTGTCAGCTTCAGATTTTGCCAAACATTTGATACAGATTAGTTCTCCCATTTTTTCTCCTAAAATGCTGTGATTGTATAGAGTCCTTCGTCGTGGGCTTTTTGATTGTCGAATCTCATTGATAATGCAGAGTCAGTGATTCCACTTACAGTCATATCAAAGTCTTCAATCTCTAGGTCCTGGTATAATCCAAAGACGTGTGAGATATCCCTCTTTACTATAACAACAGTGTTATCGGTAGCTTGTGGAGTTTCCCATGTTCTCTTCAATCCTAATGCCTTTGACATTCCGGAATTGTTGATTACATCTTGATCTTGTGGAGCTAACATTCTGTTATCCAAGAATGGATAAATTCCTGAGGCTCCTGTAGATGTAACTACAGTTTCGTATGCGTTGGTAGGATGGAAGAAAGCTGTGTCTGCTCTATTGAGCAAAGTTCCAGGGAATTTGTTTCTGATTACATTTACCAAAGCTTCTAGTTGAGAATGAATTGGAGTTGCAAGATCAAGATTTGCTCTTGTATCTGTATTAACTGCATTTGCAATGTAAGTATCAATGATCTTTTTTCCTAAACCATAATACCATACTGCTCCTGCATTTTTCAAATTCTGTTCTACTGCTAGGAACTTGTTATCACGAATATCATTTCGTTTGACACCAAGTTTTGCTCTGTAGTAACCATTATCATTTTCACAATTTAATGCTACAGCTGTAGATTTACCGCCCATATCAACCGGTTCTCCATCAACAGCTTTGAATCTGTCGAAATTATCAAACCCTAACCAATCGGAGTATTTGTCCGTTGGAACGTTGAATAATGGAGTTGGCATATCTACCACTCTAACATATTCTTTCCATTGTGAATATGGTTCTGCTCCTTCGATTACCATGTCAGCAATTTTTAGATTTACTAAGTTACTAGGAATTTGAACTGTTTCCTGGTTCTTTGAATAATCTCCAACGTGAACACCAAAGCGTTCGTGAAGTATTCTTGGCAAATCTCTATTGATTGCATCATTTTGCATTGGATGTTTATCGGTCTTATCAAAGAATGCTTGGAAAGGCAATAATCTCAACGGTAAAGTTGGATTGTATTTTCCTCCGTTTGCCATTCTTTGATTGTTTGCGAACATCAAAGCTTCTTTTAGAGAAGCGTTTTCATCCATATGAAAAATCTTATCTCTACTTACTGTTGTGGTTGTCATATTATTGAGAACCTCCAGTAAGGAAACAGACTATGATATCTAGGTCCACTGTACTAGCTTGCAATGCTTTAGCGAACACGTTTCTAGCTACATCAGCTGCAGAATAAATAGCAGGATAAACTGCTACTTGTCTAGCTACGCCATCAGTAGTATCTGTAACCAAGTTATCCCCGATTGCAATGTTAGCTACGTTTCCATCTACACGAACTTTACAAAGTCCGTATATCTGAACTTGAACTGTTTTACCAGCTGCAGATGCAGCTGTTCCATCTTCTATAGGTCCAGTTCCGCCAACGGCAATTCCAATAACTCCTGCAGAGTTAAGGACATTAATTGGTTCAACACGTGGAAGTCCGTTTGTAATAGCTGGTTCTGCAACTACTATAACAGGACTCCATAAAGTTACTGCTTCATCAGCTATCATACTAATGTAAACAGCAGCTTTTACTCCGCCTTCATCAACTGCGTTATATTTGTCAGTCAAGTTTCTAATTGTATAATAGAAAGTTAGTATATAAAATTCGAAATAGGAAAAAGGAAAAAAGGTATTCTAATATTGTAATAGAATATCTCGTTGGAAGTCTTCTTTAGCTAGGGAATCTGTTTCAATTATTTCTAATTGATTAACTGATTCTTCAACAGTAGGATCTGAACCGGGCAACATTGCTTCTTGATTCTTTGGATTTCCTCCAGGGCCTCCAGTTCTCATGAGTGCAATTTTACCTTTTTCTCCAGAAGTTTTTAGAATGTTGAGTGCTTCTTGCAGATTGAAATTATCTGCTTCAAGTTTTCTAAGTTTTCCGTCGAGATGTGTTAGAACTGGCTTCATTGCTTCTTGTAAGAATCCCATCTGATCTCTTCCTTGTTGAGCAGCTTGATTTCCTGCAGCTACTTTTGAAAGTCCAGGACCATTTTGCGGATCCATTAGTTCAATCATTTTTTGATTGAGCATATCAGGAGAAGGTTCTTGGCCCATCATTTGATAGAGTGGCATGTTTTCTTTGTTGGCTCCTCCAAGTTGAGAATCTCCAGTTTGCTCTTTTGCATTCTGTTGATCTTTTTCAGAACTTGTTTCAGGTGTTGGAACATCACTTCCGGTTCCTTTTCCAGGATTACCATGAAGTTGAGATTCCTCTCCAGAGTTTTCTCTAGCTTCAGAATTTTGTGATTGTTCTTGAGCATTTTTTTGTCCGCTTTGTTCAGGAGCAGGACCTTCTTTACCCATTGCAGAATCATCTGCTTCTTGTAAAGTATGCTTTTTGTCAGAATCATCAGTCATTTTGAAAGCTAGTCCAACGAGTTTTCTAATTGCATCAGTTTTTCCTATGTTTTTAGCATCCAGAATTTTTTCAGCTTCCTTCAATGAAGTAGCTGAAACTAGTTTTCTGTTCTTTAATGCTGTAGTTTGCATTTGATTTTAAAACCTCAAATGCCTATTTAAATTTCGAAATCTACTCAAGCATGATAATTCTAGTAGTTTTAACTCCAGGAACAGTAGGAGGAATCATTCTTCCATTGTATCTAAATCCTGGTTGAGTAACTACCCATGTAAAAGCTACATTGTCTTTTTCTCCTAAAATGATACCTTCTCCCAATCTAAAGCATTCTCCAGTAGTGCATCTAATATCTGGATTTTCTACTTCCAGGCCTCCTCCATCAATAATTTTGTAGCTTCTAGCAGCTCCTCCATTTATTGAAACTGCATCAATGTATCCATCAGTAATTCCTTGAATAATTTCAGGATCCGTTTCAAAATAGATAAACTCAGCAAATCCAGTTTTATCATTAAACTCTGCATCAATTACTACTCCCGAATTAATATTTCTTTTTGGATAAAGATGATTGATATCTGAACCTTTTTTGATTGCAGTATAGGTTAATTTCTTTAACAGTTCTGGAGTAATTATTCTCTGATAACTTTCTCCTTCAGCTCTATGATCAGTTGTAGTTCCTTCTGCAGCTTTGAGTAGAATATATTTTCCTTGGCCTCCTCTCTTAGATTCTTGAATCATTTCTTTGATTGCTAGTTCATCTATCCAGGAGAAATCGTCTGGATGTTCTCTAACCATTGATTCTCTATACAGAATAGCTTTGTTCAAAGCTTCTTGATTACTTAGAGCATCAACTTTTCTTCCAGGACCAAATCTTCCTTTAAAGATTCTATTGTAATGAGCTCCTTTACTTCCTGCTCCTCTAAACGAATCAAAATCTCTGTATGAAACTCCATAGTATGGATATTTTCTTCCATTGAGTTCTACTTCCATTACTTGTTCATCTGGAAAATATTTTACAGTTCCTACTACAGTAGAAGGTTCAGTAAATTCATCCTCTCTTGGAAGGTTAGCTTCTTTCCATTCTACAATCGGTTCATCAATTTCAAATGATTCTCCAATTGGTTCTTCTTTTATAATTTCAACTTTAAGATTAATTGTTCTAGGTTGATCTTTTTCTTCTCCAATTCCATCTCCTTTCTCTTTCCATAGTGGAGATACCTTAATTTTTTGTGCAATTGCATCTCCATCTCTTGTTTCCATTGTTTCATTATTATCTGAAAATGCCTGAGAACCTCTCAACACTATATTTCTATCAGTGTTATCAGGATTCATTTTTGGATCCATTGCAGATTCTTCTGGAGTAAAATCTGGAGTAGCTTGATGTATTGTAGTAATTCCTTGAGAACTATACTCTGTAGAATTATCTTTTCCCATTTGACAATCGCATCCATGATCAGGATTTTGTTCTCCTGGAGGCCATGTATTATTTACAGGATCAAAATTTTCTTCTAATTCAGTTGGAAGTATTTCAGGTTTACTAGTTGGAGCTCCAGTTGTAATTCCTGGTTGAGTTAAATCATCTCCAACAGCTCCTACTCCAGAAGATTTATCAAATTCTCCTCCAGGTCGAAATCCATCAGTAGGTTTTGGAGAACGAGATGAAGGTTCATTGTTTGGAAGAATTGTTCCAGGTTGGCCGCCTCCTAATCCTCTATCAGATAATGAAGTGAGAAATGGTTCCTTGTTCATGTAATCAATAATGTTTGGTTGGCCTAAATTATCTAAAGTTCCAGTTTCATTTTTTTCTTTAAGTAGATCTATTTTTAATGGACCAATCTTTCTAAGAATTTCTTCAGGTTGATTTGGCATCTCTACACTCCTTACAAAGTCCATCTTTTAGATCTTTATCAGAGCTGCAGGTAACACAAATTTGCTTTCCAGTAGCTGCATCCATACAAAGTTCATGTTCCAATTCTTCAGCTTGAAATCCTTTACACTTACAATTTTCAACTCTACATCCAGACATATCATGAAATCTAGCCGGATCTTTACAATCTCCACATCTAATTTTATAAGGAATTGGAATTACAGGTTCAGGCATTATTTTCTTACACTACCTGGAGGATTCTTTTGTATTAAACTTTGGACATTTGGAGGAATTCCGCCTGGACCTTGAGCTCCCATTCCTGGAACTTGGCCCTGCATTGGATTTTGCATTCCAGGAAGATTTCCTTCTTCATCAGATGATAATGGAATATTTGCAAGCTCAGCTGCTTTTCTAATTTCTCTAGTAGATATTGCTCCATTAGCTGCTAAGAATTCAATCCAACTTAACATCTGTTCAGGTTCAACATCTTTCTTTACTGCTTTACCAAATTTCAATTCAATATCAGTATGATCCCAAGGAATGTTTACCATTCCCCCGGCAATATTAGGATCACTAGTTTCATGGAAATAATACCAAGGTTTTAGAATTTGCTCTGTAATTTGAGTTCTCAATGATGTAGGGAAATAAGATAATCCAACTTCATCCAATACTGCAGATTCTTCTCCGTTTGCATATGTAGGTCCTTGAGATTGTCCTGCAATTCTTCCTTTACTTGTTTGCAATGCTTTGAAGATTGCTCCCTGGAATAAATCCATAAATGCATTTGGCTCATATGCTCTAATTCCAGAACCTAGCTCTGTAACTTTTAATCCTGCAGAACCATGAACTAAATCTTCTCCTGGAAATAGATTTCTAATTTCAGAACGAATCTCATCTCGTTCAGATGAATCAGAGTTTGGAGCTTCGTAAACATTTCTTGGAAGATATCTGTATAGTGATCTGTAAACTAAATTCTGCATTCCATGTTTGATATCAAGATATGGCATTCTAACCATTTGTTGATATCCATCTGGAGTTTGTTCAGTGTACTCTACTTCTTTAACTAATTGAGGCATCATACCAAATCCAAAAGCTTGTGCATTGATTTGATTCCATTTGAAATGAAGAATCTCATATGGCCTGAAGTAACCGTTGTAAGATGCTCCTCTAAACTCATACCAAATAGGCCTTCTATCTGGAGTCCACCAAATACGAACTGCAGAATCTATTGGCAATTGTTGAAAATCATCTACAGAATTACATTCCCAAATTGGTTTTCGTAATCTCCAAAAAGAATTACCATAAGCTAAAAGTTCTACTGAGATTTGTCTAGCAATGTAATCCAAATCAATTTTTTGAGCAAAATCATTAATATGAGAAATCAATCCTTCAGTTTTAGCTTTAAAGTAATGAGAACCTCCAGTTGCAGAATGAGCTAGAAATTCAATTCCCATTTTGGAATCTTCATCATCAATGTAACCTTGAAGTTGATCTTTGAATGGAATTATGGGAGTATCAAATGGCTTGTAAGTAAATCCTTCTCTTGGAAAATGATTGCCTCCAATGTTAGAAAACCAAAATGGAGAACCTGTATCTCCTTGAGGAAAATCTTTTCCAATTCCTCCAGCTCCCATTTTTGATAACATTTCTGGATTATACATATGTGGAATCATTGCATTTTCCATATTTTTTATATTTCCAAGTTTCATATTTCTTCCTCTTCCACTTCCAAATCCTCCATACTCAGATTTTTTTGTAGCCTGGACCTTGGGAAGAGCTCCTCTAATTCTAGAAGGGGAACCTTTGGGAAGAGCTCCTTTAGAGCTAGAAGATGAATTTCCAAAGATTCCAGGCATTGTATTAAATCACTGTGTAATCTATTTAAATTTCGAAATTAGAACGTTTCACGCCATGCAATTCCAGTTAAAACATCAGAACCATTTGAAGATAAAGCTGTAATTGTTATAATATCTCCTCTATGAATATCAATTCTCAAGTGTTGAATGTTTAGATCTTTAGAACCTGATTTTGAAGTTGTAGTTGGAAGAATTTCTTCTCCAGGAGTTGAAATTGTTGCAGTAAGATTTTGTTCAATTACACTTACTCCAGTTTGATGATCATTCCAAGTTCCTCCAGCAAGTACACTATCTCTATAAATTTTAAATCCTGCAGGTTTAGTTCCTTCTGCAGCTACACTCCAATGCAACAAAATTATTTCTAATCTATTAATAATTCCATTTAATGTTTGAAGACCACGAAGAGAAACCAAATGAGTTTCAGCTCCTCCAATTATAGCTGTTTCTGGAATAGATAACGAATGTAGTTTATCAGATACACCAACTGGAGCTGTTCCCATTATTCCAGCATTCCAAGAGGCGGATTTTGCAATTACATCTGTAGTTCCTGAAGTTTTTGTTACATCTAAAGAAACTGGAAGATATGGAATTCTAATGTGAGGAGTTACTTCTGTTCCTGCAATTTGAATTTCATGAAAAAATACCCATCCTTTAGTAGCTGTGTAAACTTGAAAAAAGATGTTAGATGAACCAAGCCATCCAAACGTTACTCTAAATTGATTTAACATTGTAGGATCTAAAGTAAATCCTGATCTTCCAGTTCCATCTAGTTTATCTTTATTAAAGTCTGCTTGATTAACTGGAATATCTACACTGTTATTTCTTCTAATTAACAAGAATTGAGTTCCCTTAAATCCTACAGCGAATCCATCAGTTTCAGAAAGAGGTCCACATAATTGATTAGCTCCTACAACTCCAGCTGCAAACAATACTGAAAAATAAGCATAGAATTCTTCTGCAGGAGTATATCTTACATTATGTTCAGATTCAACTCTTGCAGAACCATTTGTTGCAACTCCTGAAGATGCAACTAACATAGATTCAGAAGATGTAATTGTTCCTCCATTTGCTACAGTTTGAATTATTTTTGCAGTTCCTATTCCATAAACTACATTTACTAAAGAAGTAGGATTTTTCATTACTATTGGCATTTCTCCAAAAACTGTTTTGAATGATTCTTTTGCAGTAGAATCTTTATTTGAATTTGAATTTACAATCTCAGTAAAGTCCTGCTGAGTCTTTTCCCATTACAATAATAGCATCAGTATTTGTATCAGTTAGTTCATCTTCAGTTCTTACACCCATAGATTTTCTATTACCTGGTAGAATTTAAAATTGGTTAAAGATGCTCAATTAGAATCAAACGCGACATGAGATTCCAATCAAGCATCCTGAGTTATGGTAACAGTTCCCTTACTAGAACTTTTTTGTCCTAACCGGCCTCCTCTAGTTGAAGGTTTTCTAATGTAGGTTTTTTTGTAGAATTTGTAATTTGGAGTCTGTTTGTATTTTAGTAGAATTGGAATTACTTCTTCTTTGAGAAATTTCTTTATAATTCGATTCTTTTCTAACTTTGAGAATTTCTTATCCAATTGAGAATCTAGTTGATATGCACAATCTCCACATAATGGAGGCTCTAATCTCCAACACATTTTTCCTCCAGGATATTTAGTTCTGAAATCACAAGCTGAGCATTGAACCATTATCCTATCTTCTCCTTCTTTTTTAATTTCTCAATACATTCAGGATGATAGTAAGTTTCAATTCCACATACAGGGCATGGTCTTTTAGTTAATTTCATTTCTCTATCTCCATCCCCATAGCAATTCTAACAATATCTGATTTGTTTTCCAACATTGAATGAATCTCTTTTGCAGGAACAATAAGAAATAATCCCACTTCAGGAGTAATTTGAATTTTCAAGTCATTGAATAATAAATCTCCAGAAGTTGGACTAACTTGTAGATAGTAAACTCCTACATCAGTAGAATGATTATGGCCTGATTCATGATTTGCTCCTGGCATCATGTAATGCATCCATGCAGATTTTATAATATAGTTAGTTTTTAGTTTGTCAAAAATTGGTTGCATAATCTCCTGGACCATATCCGCATCAATATACATAGTAGATTTTAGAGAATCTCCAAATGCTCCTTGTTGCATTTTCTCAAACATCATATCCAATAGTTCATCTTTTCTTTTGATTGGATGTTTTAGTTGAGTAATCATCTTCTTCTAATCTCCATTGGAACCAATACTTTGAAGTTTGTAGGTTCCTGCTCTTCTTCAGGATCATCTGTAAATATTTCTCCGTCATTCATACATGCACATCCAGGAGATATCTCTTTGAGAAATTCTTGATCTTTCTCTGCAGCTTCAACTTCAGGAAATAGAGTAGTTTGATTTTCACTGTATCGAAATATTTTTCTTAATGGAATTTGATTCAGGCCATATCCAAACACTTTGAAAATATGAGAACCTTCTTCAAAATGCATAATGTCCAATGCTCTCTTCTTGTTAGTTAGCCACAGTTTTTTCCAATCAGAGATAGTATTTTCAAAACACATATCACAAGCAGATTTATCTGGAATGAATCCTAAATATTTTTGGCATAGATCAGTGCAATGTTTCCTATCCATTTTAAAAATGTCAATTAATGGAAATCTGTATGCACAATAACTTACTCTATTATCAGGTTTAGAGAGTTTTAATTTTCTTTTGATATCTTTTTTAGATTTAGTAAAACCATAGTAGAGAATGAATTTTACCTTTTTTCCAAACAAATCTCTCAAATAGTTTCTAATTGGTTGAATTTTGAATTTCTTACTACAGTCTCTTTTTGCTCTGTAGGGCATTGCATGACCATCAAGTTCCTCTGATTCTTTATCCTTTACATCAATGTTAGCATAATAATCTTGAATATCTCCATAAATTGATTGAACAATTCCAATTCCCCAATTTTTATATTTATTTAGATAGTCAACTGTAGCTCTTCCTGAAGGATCTCTTCCGATATCTGCAAATATTTTCCCATCAAAAAAATCTTCTCCAAACTCTTCTTCACATTTACGGACCATTGCTAAAGATTCACTACCTCCAGAAACTAGAGCTATTCTAATAGATCTAGTCATCTCAATCTATTCCTTCCATATGGAGCAGAGCCATCTCCTCGACCTGAAGAAGTAAAGACTCCTCCAACGTGATAATCCGGTTCCGGTTGTTGGTCCGCTACTAAATTGTAAACTGTACTCATGATTACATCTTTAGGATGATTGTATTGTTTTCTAGCTTTTGGCCTTTCATCTGCAACTTCTACATCAATAATTTCTTCCAAATCTCTTCTAACTAGAGCAGACATATCTTTTACTAACCAATCTACTTTTCCTTCATCTGCATATGGAATCATAAGCTTAGGCCTTCTCAATGCATCCTCTTCTGGAAATCTTGGATGAGGAACTCGCCATTGGATAAATGAAACATAATCATCTAACACTGAAGTTTTATCAATAATAATTTGTTGAGATTCATCTCCTGATTCATCAATCTCTCTTTCTTTGAATTCTAATTTCTGGAATTCTCTATCTACACTTCTACATCCTACAAATCTACTAGAACCTAATCCCTTGTATTTTTCTCCTCTTCCAGTTCCATACAATCCATTTAGAGAATAGCTTCCATCTTGTATTTTTTTAATTCTATCCATTCCATATCCCAAATCTCCAACTCCAATATCACAATCAAATATTTTGAAAAGTTTATTGATATATTCTGCCTGATCATCTCCATTTTCTGCATCTCGTAATTCTACCCAGGCAATTTGATATCTATCATCTCCTCCTCTTTTTCCCTTGTACTTTATCATAATCATTGGAACAGTAGATGATCTTCCAGATTTACCTGAACCAAAATCAACTCCACAAGTAATTTTAATTTGTTTTCCATAAACTGCTCTCAAAGCTGCAATCTCTTCTAATACTCCAGTTTCAGGATCTATTGGACCATTTGGATTTATCATATGCATGTAAGAGTACGGATCCATACAAGCTCGAATCATTGCTTCAGTTACAGGTCTTCTTTGAGCTTCATAGAAAGTTCCCATAACGTGAGAGATGTATCTGGATTTAGGATAGTTTTGTTCCTTGTATTGAATGGAGAATTTGATTGGTAATTTTCTCTGAATGCAATCTACAATTCTAAGGGGAATATGTGGAAAGATTGTTTGAGGTAAATGATATCCAGGAAAATCTCTATTCTTTGGTTGATGATGTTTCCATCTTCCATCTAGAACTTCTTCTAAATAATCATCAATTACTAATCTTCCTTTATTATCATACTTGAGATTATCCCTCCAGTATTTGTTTTTGTAAATCCATTCTGACTGAGTAGTTTGATTCCATTGCTTTTCTAGTGGGCCTCCTTGTTCTCCTCCAATTCCTGCCATTCTTAACTGAGCTCCAGTCGTTACAGCTGTTTTTGCCATTGCTTCATAAACAATTTCTAAATTTTCTAATTCCAAATATTGAGCTTCATCTAAACAAACTAGATTTGGAGATTTGCCTTCTACATGTGTAAATTGTGATTCATCAGTTACTAAGTATGATACAGCTGCATTTTGATATCTAACTTCTCCAACTCTTCCAGGTAATCCAGATTTTTTTCCTGCACACATTGATCTTAACATTGGATTTTTGTTTAGAGTCTGCTCTCTAAATTTCTGAGTAGAGAATCCAGATAATGAAATATCGTCATAAGTACAATAGATTCCTACAGATTCTTTTTGTGTAGTTGCTAATTTAGCTAGCATGTTTGCAAACCAGGTTGATTTGAAAACTTGTCTTCCTGCCATAACCATAACTTGATGAGCTTCATCTTCGAAAATATCTCTCCACATTGGATATGCCTGAAATGAATATGGTTCCCCATCTATTGTAGGCCTCATCATTGAAACCCATTCCATCAAAGTAATTCCTTCAGGTAATGAGAATCTATCTTCTACAAATCCTCCAAATTGTGTTGCAGCTTCTTCCCAATTAGATTTCATGCAAAAAATCCTCCATCTAGAAATCTGTAAAACATTTTCTCATAGGCCTTTACTCTTTCTGAAAATCTAGCTTCAGCATTAATTGGATTCCAATGCTTACTAGTATTTGATTCACTAGTTTCAATTTGATTAATCAACTGAAAAAACTTTGTGCAATCTATCAAGATAATGTTTTCTCCAATGTCTTTCTTCTATTCTTTACAATCTCTAACAAATCATTTTGAACTGAATCATATTCTTGAATTAGTTCCATAACATCTAGTTTTGAAATAGTACATCCTAATGCTTTCATGTTTACCAAAGTCCAATTCAATCTATCAGAAAGTTGATGGCCTTCTGCAAATACTATAAGAAACATTTCTCTGTCTGTTAGTATCATGGTTCAAATACTAACTCCACTTCTCCAGGAAGATTGTAAGCTCCATATCTCTTATTGTAATCAGTATGATCTAAAATTGTTTTGATGTTACCAGGAGCTAGAAAATATAATTGTGGTTCAGGATTTCTTGGAATTGGTAGTTTGAATTGTCTATAGCATTCTTTGATGATTGGTTCTATTGGTTGCATTTTTGTAAAGTCAGCTAGGAACAATTTCTTCGAATTTACTAATTTTATTGTTGTAGTCAATTACCCATCCTTAACAGCACTAGATTATATGTTTCATAGATAGTTTCCATGATTATTTTAGGCTCGAATACTTCCATCTTTTACTAGCATTGCTCTAACATCAGCTAAATAACCTGTAACTGTAGTTTCTGAAACTCCCATTGCTCTAACTACATCTCTGAGTTGATCCCAATTATATTTTCCAGTTCTAGCTTTTTGATAAAGAGATTGAATTCTTCCATGTCTAGTTTTAGAACTCATTATCTTCTATCCCTAATTAATAAAATCCATAATTTCTTATCTTCCATGAATCCCATTACTTGAGCTACATGAAATCCATTTTTACTTAGAACTTTCTCTGTTAGATTTGTTAATCCTACAAAATCTGTAAACATTCTAGGAAATTTAATTACAATTCTATCTATATCATCAGTAGGCTCTTGCCATAATGATACTGAGATACCTTTCTTTCTATTGTTCATGTGATTTGCAACTAATTTTTTAACTACTTTAACTGATTTCATTTCTTTCCAGGCTTCTCCATTGGCATTTCTAAAACCATATTCAAAATGGATAACATACATCTATCATTTGCTAGTCTGAACATTGAATCCATATTACTAAATTCCCAATTCAAAACTCTCTCAATCATTTCTTCTCTTCGTTGTTCTAAATCTGCTTGAGGCCTCTGAAAACACCAGGAGAAACATTTCCTTAACATTACATCAGAAATCATTTGAGGATCTCTAAAATCAACATCTCTCATTTTGTTGTTACCAATAATTTGTTTCTTTAATTCATCCATATGATTATGAATTATTGTATCTCTATTGTTCAAGGCTTTTTCGTTCCATGATGTTCTGCTTTAATGTGTGGCATTCCTTCATGAGGCCATTCTCTAATGCAGTAATGAGTATCACTTACCCATCCGCATAATTGTTTACTCATTATGATTCTCCTTTACAAAATTAATTATTTCTGCAATCTTTGGATGATTGGACTGATTAACAATAGAAAGTTCAATATTGCTTTTAGTTACTACTCTCTCTACAAACTTTTCCATTATTGCAAAATCTACAACTTGCCAATGTTCTATTCCTTGCAGCTTGTCTTTTACTATCTCTACAGTTTGATGAAAATGACCTACTGAGTAAATCAATCCATTACTCCATCCTAACATTCCATCATTTCCATGTATCTCTATAAAATCAGCTAGAGAGTATTTTTGGATATCATGAAGAGTAATTTTCTTTATTGGTTCATAGTTTATTTCAATCAATTTAATTATCCAAACTCCTAATTCCTAACTTTTCACAAATCAAAATAAATTCTAATTCTAGTTTAGAGTCCAATAGAACCTCCAGTATGATTATCATTTGATGCTACTTTGAATGGAAGTATAATATGTCTGGAAATAAAAACTGGAATCAATACAGTAGGATGAGCTGGAAATGGAGAAAGTTTTGGAGTATCAGGAAAAGATTCTGTATTCATTACTTCATATTTTAGGCCACTCAATTTACCGGGAACCTCTCATTGATGAATTTAGCTAACATGTTTTGATGATTTGCAATATTCTTAATATCATTAGCTAATGGAACATCACTTGAAACTAAGTGAGCATGTAATTCATTCATGTTAATTAATGGAACTCTAATTCCTTTTGCTTTAGTTAGATTTCTTTCTAGTGTAGTGATTGTTGCATATATTTCTGCGATTACTTTGGGAACATTTCCCTGCTCTAAGAGTTTAGCAAATTTATCCAGTAAGATAACTACGTTTTGATCTTCCATTAGGCATTCTCCTTTTCTTTGATGTAATCTACAATCTCATTTATCTTAGTTGCAAATATTAGTTCTTTCTGAGTTAGAGCTTGGCCTTGAATTTTAGCAACTAGTGAGGAATTATAATCAGAACCTTCTTCAAATGTAATTTCTATTGGAAGTATCATTTTTTGCTTAACAACTCCTCTTCTATAGCTTTGTTGGTCCATTCCCCTACCTTTTTAGACATATCATTCATGTGTTTTGTAACATCTGCTCTAATCTCATCCATCTCTTTTCTAGATAGTTCTACCTTGGTAAATTTAAGATAATTGTTTAACGTTGCAGTAATATCATAATCTCCATAGTTCTCCAAGTGAGCAAAAATAAATCCTGTAACATCAGAAATGAATTTCTCTCGTTCTGTTAGAGTCATGATATAGACTCCCAAATATCAGGTTCAATAAATATAACATCATTATCTTCTTCATCTTTGTATTGTACTTTTAATTTTAAATCTCCAAATCCTAAATACTCAATGTCTTTTCTTCCTTCTCCTTCATCAATAGTAGATTCAATATCCTCTGCAAGTTCTTGACAAATGGTATTGATTAATCCCTTTCTTGGTGAACATTTCTCAATTCTAACCATAGTATTATCAATAGTTGTAAAAGATAGCATTCTATATTTTTCATCTTTAAATTCAGTTGCTAAATGTTCTAGTTTTTCTGAAAAAGTTTCCATTATGGATTTCCCTCTACATTGTAAGTTATAATTTCAGTCTTGCAAACTTTACAGGTTCCCTTCATAGCTTCTCTATTGTTATGAATTATCTCTGTAGGAGATACTACATCAACTTCTTTTCTGCATTTGATACACCAAGATTTCAAGGTTTAATCCATCCTCTTTCTACATATTTATTTAAAACTTTAGTTACTGCTCTTTTAATTTCTTCATCAGTAACTTCTTCAATATGGTATAGTGTCATTACTGCCATTAAAATATCAACATATTCTTCTCTTTCTTTCTCAACATTATTTTCCTTCCAGTCTTTTCTTACTTCCATTACCTCTTCAATGATTTGTAATAATTGTAAATTTGGATTCCATTTACCAACTTTGTTTACATGAAAATCAGTTATTCTTCTAGTTTCATTTTTGATAGTATTAATTGCATTTGTAATAGTTTTTTGATACTCTATCCAGTTAGCAGACATTATATCTCCAACTCCACATAGATTTTAAATGATTTTTCTTCTAGAGTAATAATTTTCTCCATTCCAAATAATTTATCAGAGAATGCCTCTGGAATAAATTCCCTCATCTCATCAGAGTTAATTATATCTGCATAATATGATGGATTAATTTTTACAATCATTGATTTGATAGGGAGATTATTCATCTCCAATAATTTAGTAACTACCATTTTCTCTTGAAGGATTGTATGAAATTTTGATAATTGTGTACTCATGATTGTTTCTCCATTTTTAAATCAGATTTTGTAGTAAGGCCAATACTCACGCATTCATCATGAGTAATTTCTAGATGAGCTCCTATTCTATGTTTAACTAAAAATTCTTCTTTAGCAAATGCAGAATCACAATCTACACATTTGAAAGGAAACTCTTCAGGTTCTACAAATTCTTCAACCATTATTTCTTCTTACTCACTATCTGCTCTCTCTTGTATCGGATTAATCGTTTTGCTCTATGTTGTTTTACTTCTAAATTTTTAATAGTTTTGTTAGTAACTGAAGCAAATTTATTTAATTCATCTCTTCTTTCATCAATCTGTTGTTTGATTGTTTCAGAGTCTATTAAGAGATCTTCAATCTTTGAATTTTTAGCAAGCTGCTTTTCTACTCCTACTCTAATTTGTTGTGGAGTTAGTTTTTTAATTTTCTTTTCCATTGCTCTTCCCATTACTCCTTTTTCTGTGAGGATTTAACTATTACTTTGTTAAGAGTTTTCACTGTTTGGTTCACTATTTTTGTATCATCTAACAATTCATTATGTAATTTATCAGTCATGTTTGCATTTCGAACCATCCTATCACACTCTGATTTTCCAGACTCATCTAAATTATCATAATCATCTAATAATTTATCAGCAATTGCATTTACTTTTTCAGCTCTTGCAGCTACCTTTACTAGTTTATTTCTAAATTGTAATACCAGGCCATGATCTACCATTCCTAAAAGAAAATCATCTACAATCTCTTCAGCTGCATCAATGTATCTGTAATATTGGGCCTGAGCAATTTTGAGTTCCTTTTCAATTTCTTTCTTTGGTGTGTTGAGAGAGTACAATTGGCAGAATTTAGCTAGCTTCTCAGAGTTGATTGAGATTGATTTGGAACCTTCCTTTCTACCGGCCTTTTTCCCCTTGTTAGATTTAGCTACACTGCTTATCATATGCTCTTCCCATTGTTGAGATCATTTATCATTAATTAAGAGTTTCTCTTACTGGAGTGGAAATGAAGGGGATTGAGTGATTAGTGTAAAATTATTAAGTATTGTGAAGAAAAGAGAATTATACAGAAACAATTGTTCCGTTTCTTATCCAGTAATGCTCTTTACATTTCTCTATAGGACATAATACTGAAGGAGTGAGAGTTACTTTCTCATCTATGATCTCTACTGTATGTTTTCCTAAGTGGCAGATGAACCCACATTTGAAACATTTTAGATGATATTTTCCTATTAGGCCTCCTGGATTCTCTTTAGAGTCTGGAATCTTAGCTACAATTAGAATAGATTCCCCTGGAGAATCATATCCTATTACCTTGTTATCATCTAGATATTTGATTGAAGTTTCCATAATACGCCTAATTAAAATAATTATTTAAGATTCGAACAAAACACCGGGGGAAATGTTTCATGCCTAGTTCTATGAGTAAACAAAACGCCTGTAGAGAATTGTATCCTACTCTATATTTTCCTCCTAGAGTAGGCCTCAATGACTATATCCAAATCTAAGCTCCATAGCGGAAGTGTTGATTATTCCTTCTTCTAGCCTATCCAGGATTATTCTAAACAATACTATGATTTAGATATTCCTCTACTAGAAGATTCATGAAATTGCTTTGATGCCTAGGCATTTGTTCTGTAGTAATGAATTCTTTATACCATTGATAGATAGGATCTTGATGGTATCTCCTGGATTTAGAAAGATATTCATGATATCCCTGCTCTCTAGCTTGTTGATTTCTTATTTGCATCTGTTCCTTGGTTAATTTTTTTACTACATAGTGAGAGAATCCGCATAATCTTTCAGAAGTTTTTTGTTCAAATTTACGAGTACATCTCATACATTGAATTAACATGAGAAATAAAAAATTATGATAGTAGATAACTGAATACTGCTCTAATCAGATCTAATCTATCAGTTGGTTCCAAGTCTTCTAAGAAGATTACCCAATCATTAGTTACTGTAGTAGTTGTTGTAGAACTAGAACTAGTTGTACTAGTTGGTTCTACTGTAGAAGCTGCAGGAATAATTACTGGAGTTTCATCTATTACTATAGTTTCTTCAGCAAATGAGAGTTCATTACCCCCACTATACAGGAACTTTTTGGTTAAAGTAACATCATTTACAATAGATTTTACAGTATATTCTCCTTGAATTGATGTATGAGCTATCTCTATTAGGACCTGAAATTCTCCTCCACTAGTTGAAGTTGATTTGAATATTCCAAATTTACTATTGTCTGGATGATAGACTGTAGTTTCTACTACTGAACTTTGAGGAATATTTGATCCGGTAATTACTAGCATTGCTCCTTGATTGTAAACTGAAGAAGTAAGAACTAGTCCTGCATTGCTTGGATTTGTATCTATTATTACAATCTCTTCAATGATTCCTTCAAATGTTCCAGTAGAATTAGTTGCAGTTGAATTTGTTCCAGTAGAATTAGTTTGTCCATACGCTGAATTTAATGTAAACGCAGTTAGGATTGGAATTATTACAAAGAAAAGAATTGTAATTTTTGTTTGTTGTTTCATGTCGTTAATTAAAGATAATTATTAGGATTAATAAGGATTATGATTAAGAGATATCTCTGTAGGCATCTTCAATTTTGTCAGAATTGTAAAGATTCCTGGTTCTTTCAAAGCATTTTTGACATCTATCTGCAGGAACGTTATCATGAGTTTCTCCTTCAACTTCTTCCTTAGAATCACATAATCTTTTTCCTTTAAAGAAGAAATGAATTACTGTAGAAGTAACTTTTGGAACTCCTGCAATCAGTCTTTTCCATCCATCATTTTCAGATAATTGAGATGCTAAAACCATAGATTTTCTACATCCTGGAGCTATTTATGATTTCTCAATGTGTTAGATAATAGTTCCAATGATAACAATCTTCACAAACTTGAGCATGAGAATTTGTTTCAATCTTGAATCTTCCGCATTCCCTACAGAGATAGAATCTAATTAATCCTGTAATTTTATACCAAATATCTTTAATTTTCATTTTTCTTCTTCATCCATTCAGCAGCTTTTTCTCTTGCAATTGCTTTTCCTAGAGTCTTCTCTACCATATCATAAAATGTAATTCCTTCTTTTTGGGCCTTCTCATCTAACCAGGTAATGGCTCCTTCCAGTATAGGATCATTCTCTGCATAGAATACTAGTTCATCTACTAGATTGTGAAATGATTTCTTTGATGGATCCATTATTTTCCTTTCTCCTGGACATTGATTGTTCTAATTAGCATTTCTTTATCAATTAGAAATTTGTATTCAGTTAGTTGAGGCATTCCTGGAAGAAACTTTTCTGCAGCTCCAAACTCTACTACACATCCATTTTCAATAGCTAAAGTAAGTTCCTTACTCATTTGAATGATGTATTCTTTTCTAGTAGGTAAAGCTATTCCTGGAGTTTCTCCTTTACCATAAATTAATCTTGTAGCTTGCTCTTTACAATCTACTACTCCGCAAAGCTCTGCAGAATGTTCTATAGGCATAACCATTTCTACATTATCATTATTATGATCTTTGATACTCTTAATGAAACATTTATGACAATATTTTACACTCATAATGCAGCTCCACAATTTCCGCATGTATCTACTGAATTATTCTTGTAAAAATTCCTGGAGCCTCTTGATATTCCTTCCAGGATTGGTTCATCTACTGTAGTAAATTTATTACAATTGTTACAAACTTTAGTTATTTCTAAAAATTGATGTTTACCTTTCATAATTATTCTAGACATTATATAGCCGCACTTCCTTTTCCGGATTTCTT